CCAGGAGAACCGCGTTTGCCAGTAAATGGCGGCGCGGGGCGGAGTGGGCCTGAGGGGGCCCTGTAGTAGTCTCCGGTGTGGATACTTCTGTTCGTTACCCGGCAGGAGTTCCAGGCATCACCGTCACCGGAGATATACTTCAGGGTAAGACTAGGAGTGTGCGTATACTGAATGGATTCGGGTCTGGGGTCCATTACGGTGTGCATAACTCCTCTGTACATAATTTAATCCGTGGAGTGGCTGAGCGAGTTTTATTCGTCTCAGAAGATGGCGTTCTGCAGCCATGCCGGAAACCCAAAGCAGATGTGTTTGCTAAACTCAACGGCCTTAGAGGCCGCCTCGGTGAGAAGCTGTGTCCGACCACCGTTGTACCGCGAGCTGATTATCCAGCGCTGTACTCCGGTCGCAAGCAGAAGATCTATTCGAGAGCACTAGATTCCTTAAATGTTCGGGGAATTGCTAGACGTGATAGTTATGTTAGCACATTTGTGAAGGCCGAGAAGGTTAACTTCTCTGCCAAGGGTGACCCCGCTCCTCGGGTAATCCAGCCCAGGTCTCCTCGATACAACTTGGAAGTAGGTCGTTACCTCAAGTTGTTTGAAAAGGAGTTGTGTCGTGGTTTTCGTCGCTTGTTTAACTATGAAGTGATATTGAAGGGTCTGAACGCGGATAGCGTAGCAGCAGCCTTGTACACCAATTGGTGTAGTTTCGTCGATCCAGTGGCTATTGGATTGGATGCGTCTCGGTTTGATCAACATGTTTCTGTTGCCGCACTGAGATATGAGCATTCAGTTTACAACCAGGTGTTTAGGTCGAAGGAACTGCGCAACTTGTTGCAATGGCAGCTCCGCAACCGTGGTTTCGGAAGAGTAGCTGACACCCTCGTCTCTTATGAGATTGAGGGGTGCCGTATGTCTGGTGATATTAACACCGGTATGGGCAACTGCCTGATTATGTCGAGCATTGTGTTGGCTTACCTTGAGAGTGTTGGTGTGAATGCCCGCCTCTCCAACAAGGGTGATGATTGTGTTGTGTTCTTGGAACGCAAGGATCTCGCCTTGTTGGATGGCATCGAGCAATGGTTTACCGACTTTGGTTTTAAACTGAAGAAGGAGCCTATGGTTGATGTCTTTGAGCGTGTGGAGTTCTGCCAGGCCCAACCTGTTTTGGTTGGGTCCGCCTACCGCATGGTGCGTAACCCATGGACAGCAATGTCCAAGGATTGCGTTTCATTGTTGGGTTGGGCCAATCTTGGTGAGTTTAACACTTGGCGTGATGCGATTGGTGGTTGTGGTCTTGAGC